AAGATATTTAAGCGCATTTCCCCTACAGTAACCCTGAAATTCCTCACCGCTTAGTGTCGAGCTTATAGCTTCGATACACTCGACAGTCCCTGTATTGTAATGTGCAGGGCTGTCGACTTCTTTGTCTGTCTCAGGTACTTCCTCGTCTGCGATATTTACATAGTATTCTCTTGGATAAGGATAACTAGCACTGGATAAACAGTCCCACTCAGGCTTGTATAGACTATCTAAAAGTTCTTTGTCTTCTTCTTTTACGCAGTCAGGTGAGCCTAGGGCATCTGCTAGTTGCTGATAGTCCCTGAATGTCCATTCATCATAGGCTTGTTTGCTTTCACTTATTTTTTTACCTACCTCGTACCACTCCTCTGGTGTAGCATCGTCTATGGTGTCCCGTATCAATGTCCAGTGGCTGTCTGGCCTCAGAGTAGGACACTGACCCTCTAGTTTAATGTGTATCTCCCTGCCTAAGTCATTGACTATAACGGCAGCACTGTCTCCCTTCTTTACTACCTCATACTCTTTGCCGTCAGTCAGCGAGCCTATGGCTGTGTTTGTTGCTTTAACTTTCATACAGACTCCAAACTATTCTTAATTAAATAATCTTGATAATTACCCTCAAAACGATGTGTACCGAAATGAGAGCAAGTATCTTCAATATCCACATATATTGGTATCCCGGCTTCTTCTAATTTATAGCAAATATCAATATCTTCACCGATGATACCGCCTTTATATATTCTGTAGTTGCAGATTAATCTATTCTCGTTATTTGGGCCATAGCTTTCAGAATTATTCCACAGAGTCTCTATAGCTTTTCTTGAGTATTTTATAAAACCTGTCCCTATACATTCTACAACAAGCAGGTTTACTTCTTTATCCCACTTATGGTTTTTCGGGTCTTCTGGCCTGATATTGTATCCCTCTTTTATTTGTTTCTTAGGCACAGGAACACCCACTACATCAACAGGGTGGCTCAATATCCTAAAAAATGTCTCGGTTTTGAAAGACTGGTCAGCGTCAATAAAAACTAAGGCATCGTAGTTCTCTGTATAGGCTTTATAAAATATATCGTTTCTTGCTTCCTGTACCATTGACTTATACATCATAAAATAAAGATGCAAATCGTAGCCACGATTCTCTTGTGCGTTTATTCTAAATATCTCTGCCATGTTGATACAGTAATCACAGACTACTTTACCATCATGCGCTGGGGTGCCTATTAAGACTTTCATCGTTCCCCTCTCAAATAGGCACTAGAAGCATACTTCATTTTAAGAAAGTTCAGTGATATTGGCATCTCATCAAAACTACCGTCATCTACCTCATTCAGCATCCAGATACCTGACCAGCTACCGTTGGTCTGTGGGGTCAGATAGTCTTCATCATGTTGGTAGAAGATACCTGCAAAGATGCCTGTGACTGCTTTGCCGTCAGCTCTCCTGCCAAAGGCTATGTCTCTGTCTTGCACATGACCTTGAACACAGGACATCATCTTCTTCTGAAGCAGTAGTCTAGCATTTGTGACAGGACGGCCCATAACACCGCTAGTAAAGTAATGGCAATATACAATACCATCAATAATAACAGGCTCAAGAAAGTTATGCACTTTCCAGCCCATTTCTTTAAGTTGCAAATCCCCATAACTAATCAGTCCCTCTAGTTTAGAGTCAGAGTCAACTGCTTTCTCTATTCTGTACTCATGGTTACCCAAACAGAACACTAGTCGGGGTTTCCACTGTTTATGTTTATTTTCCTTCAAACGCTTCTGTTCTTTGCGTATAGGACGCAGAAAAAGCTCCATAGCGTCTATTCCTGCCTGTATGTCGTGAGTATACCTGCGCCCCTCAAAACTCTTTTTGCCTACATCGTAGGTGGACAGGGAAGGCATATCCCAGTGGTCACCAAGATGCACAATAACATCAGGCTTCTTTTCAGCAGCATATTGACCAGCCCACTCTAGATGTTCCGTAGGATAGTCCGGCTTAACTTGTGTATCAGGTATAATTAAATGTTTCATATTAGTGACCTAGCTCACTTCATAGCTTTGAAGTTTTCTTTTACTGTATCAATACTGAATAAGTACATTTTAGTTTCTGAGCCACTGTCCCCTCCTACTTTGATTGTGTGGTATTGCTCTGTATCAATCAGGTTTAGTAGCTTTTGTTTTGATATAGAGAAAAGTTCTTCGCCTTCCGCAGTGTGTACTTTATAAACATAATAGTCTGCTTGACTTCTTGCTATTCCTGACGGCTTCCCTCTACACTGGAACTCTACTGCAACATTACCAGTCTTCTTACACATGAAGTCTTCTTTTACCTCAAGCAAGACAATATCCCCAGACTTGAGTTTTGTTTTTATGTCGTAACGATAATCGTTATTTAGTTCTATAATTTCGTGGCCTTTATCAGTAAGCCACTTAGCAACCTCCTCTTCTGTCTTTGTTGCTTTTTCTAAATCTTGTTTAAAATCGTAATGCATTAAAACAGTAACCAGTAAAGAATTAAAAAAAGACTGAGAGACAGAAAGACACTAACGGATGCCCCAACTAAAAGGGATGGTATGCTCAGTGAAGTATCTGAATCCGTTTTTGTCTGCCCAATCTCCGTGTGTAAATTTTGTCCCATCTCCGCGCTTCCTCGCTCCCGGCATTGGTGTTTTTGGGTTGTAAAATATAAAAACAAGTTCATCGTGTTTGCCTAGACCTGCTGCAATATCAACATACTTCCTAGCTTCTTGCCTATCCCTGAACCTACCCTTAGCCTCAATGTAAATGGTGTTCTTACCTTCGTGGTAAATGAAATCAGGGTAGTATACTTTATACTGTACATATTTAACTGAATCAGAATGACACTTACAGCCTTTTAACTGTTTATGGTGTAAATCATATTCAAACCAACTGTCATAACCTTTGGGCGGTTTATTTGTCCGCTTCTTTTTCTTGCTGGGTATCTTCATTCGGTGGATTCCAGATTTGTCCCTCTTCACGCCTGAGCCATAAGAGCCTTGCATTTTCAATAACACGCTCCTCTGATTCGTAGAGTTCTACACACTTGGCATACATCTCCTGTTCTGATAAACCTTCTAACAGATTCTTAGACTTAACTGGGCCGATACCGGTCAATCCAACGATATTGTCTACTCTATCGCCGGTTAATATCTGCTGATAAAAATTAAACAGACCTTCTTCATCACTGACTGTCTGATAAACATTTGTCACAAAGTTGTAATGGTATCCCGGCACTTGTAGGAAATCCTTGTCTACACTACAAATTAGACAGTTATCTCTATTCTGTGTAGCTTTGATAGCAATCACATCGTCAGCTTCTTGGTCTTCTGAAACAATAGCCTCAAAGTTGCGGATTAAATGCTCTCGGATTGTCGGCACGAATCGGGGCTTCTTCTTAGTCCGATTGCCTTTATACGGTGCGGTAACAGCAATCTCATTCCTGAAATTACCCTTACCTGTGAGGTACATATAGAATTCTGTGTAGTGCGGATGCTTCGCTACTATCGCTTGTAGCATATCGTCAACGTAGGTGTTGACCATTGCCTTAACTAGCTTTTCTGAAGCGGAGGGGTCGTTCTCAGTGGCGTAACCAAGTCTGTAACAAATGATGTCAGCATCTATGAGAATCATTTGAGTGGAGCGTCCTTGCTCCTTTCGCTCATAATTGCTTAGACAACATCTCTGGAGGAGTCCCTTGTGAAAGGAACTTTTTTAATGACCCGAATGGGGCCAAATAGTGTAGGGAATTTACCGTACCTATTTTCGTACCAGCCTAAAGTGATACGAATCTCAGTACCGTTACCTAGCAACTGATTGTCTTCCAGTTCTTGTCCATCAGCAAATTCAAACTCAAAAGGATTCATGCTCTTTAGAGTGATGAATTTACCTTTCTCATCATGCGTATTGTACTGAACATTAGCATCATCCAGCATAGACAGAGCTGCATCGCTCATATTGTGAACTTCAAAGGTGTATTGGCCTTTGTCGTTCCTCTGTTCATCACGGAACTTACCCCAAAAGAGCTGTCCTAAAACATCTTTTTCAAGTTTGGCTCGTTTGGTCTTTGAGTCTCCATTCTTGACAATTTCCATAGCTATCTCCAAGTTAAAGGGGTTTGTGAAAAATAACACATAAGATTAGGTATGTCAATGGGTTTCGGCCCATGTTTTACCTATTTTATATTGCCCATCCAACGGACAATTCATATTGAAGTACAGGCTCATATCACGGATAGCCTCTACTGCAAATTCTCCTACCTGCTCGGCACAGAACTCAGGTGTCTCTATCTGCCACTCGTCATGGACATTAGCCACGAAATCAAACGGTATGCCAGCTTCTACGAGCTTTCTGTCTAACTCAACCAATGCCTGTTTCATAACAATAGCCCCTGCTGACTGTAAGAGCGTGTTCAGTGCGGCGTGTTCAGACCTGACAACCAGCCTCCTGCCATCTAAGCCTCTCAGATAACCGCTAGACGCTTGTTTTGCCACCTTGTCACGGAGGTCGGCTAACGCCGGAGTGTTGCTCAGAAAGCGTTTTATCATGTCCTGACCCACTCGGTAGCTACCTCCCACAATCTGACCAATTTTGACTGGCCCAGCACCGTAGAGGAAAGCGTAGATAAATGTCTTGGCCTCATCTCTGGTCGATAGATTAGCCGCCTTTTGGTTTGCCGTGTGAATATCGCCATCCAGTAGCTCACGGGTATAGTTATCGTCATTCATGTAGTGAGCCAGCATACGCAGTTCTAAGCCACTAGCGTCTGCACCCACTAAGACGTTACCTTGCTCCACTGTCCAACATTCCCGGCACTCCTTACCAAACTCTGATTTGGCTGAAGGAACCTGCGCCATGTTCGGGTCTAAATGAGACATACGTCCAGTGACCGTGCCACAGGTAATAACACGCCCGTGAACTCGCCCATCTCTATGCTTCCTGTCCAGCTTTATCCACTTACGCCAGCCTCTTACCTGTGCATAGCGTTTGTTCAGTAATAGATATTGCAAAATCTCTTTTGCTTCGGGCAAATCAATTTTTTTTAGTTCCGCTTCGTCTACTATAGGATTTCCTTTCTCAGTCTGCTTGGTAAACTTTGCCCCTAATTCTGTCAGTCTTTTGTGTATATGCTGCCTTGAGCTTGGGTTAAATACCTCAATCTTGTCATTCAACCTCTTTCCTGTTTTCTCGCTGTATCTCTCATGCACGATAGGTGGAAATAAACTCTGGAACTTTTCCTGCATCTTGTCCATTCTATACTTTAACTCTGCACAAAAAATTATGGCTGCTTGTATGTCGAGCTTGAATCCTGTTTGCTCTTGCTTCTTGATGATACTAGCAACCTTATGCTCCATAGCAATACAGTTAGCCGGGAACTTGTCTAAGTGCATCTGCAAACGTTCATAAAGTTTTTCAAGAACCTCAACATCTCGCTGACAGTATTCCAGCATCTCTTGGCTAAAACCTGAATCGTAGTCTTTGAAGTCACCTTTCTCGTAACCTAAAGTCTCTCCCCATGCCGCTAGACTATGTGATTTGCGTTCCGGTAATGCCATTCTGGAAAGTAACAAAGTATCTACCAACTTCTCGTGTGGAATCTCAATATCCCAAACATCGTATAAAACAGGCGCATCAAAGCCAATGATGTTATGTCCGGCTATATGACTTGCCTGATTTATACGGTCTTGCAAACCTTCTCTGGTAGTGAATACGGTAAACTTGTCATCTTCCTTCAAAACACAACACCATATTTTAGTGTGTGCCATGTTGGTTTCTATATCAAGATATAGCATCGTATAAGCCCTCCACTACAATACCTGCCTTGAGTAGAAATTCTGTTCCTCCTCTGCCAGCATAACTGGTTTCGTAAACAACTCGTTCAATCCCTGACTGATAAATGAGCTTACTGCAAGACAGGCAAGGACTGTGAGTGCAATATAGAGTAGCACCTTCCCCGCTTTCATTTGACCTAGCGAGCTTTGCGATTGCGTTTGTTTCGGCGTGTAAAACTTCTGGTTTAGTTTCATTGTTTTCATCCTCACAAGTGTTATCCCAGCCGCTTGGTGTGCCGTTATAACCTATTGAAATTATCCGGTTGTCTTTAACAATAAGACACCCAACTTTTGCCCTAGTGGCGGTAGATAGCTTAGAATATACGTTAGCCGCTTCTAAGTGCGCTATGTCAAACCTGTTCATCATCGTGATAATCCAACTCTACTTCATCCTGTAGATGCCTTAAATCGGGGCGGTCTACAACCTCTACATCTTCTTGTATGTATTTAAAACAATTATTGCACAAGTCTATATATTCACCTGTCATAACCGTTTTTCGTGTAGCTTCGTATTCCGTTAGAAGTGCATCACACGCTTTACATCGCATCTTTACTGCTCGGTTGCTCGTCTACTGTTTCAGGATTGTAATTAAAAACCTCAAGCATTTTATGTTCGCTTGTATAGTTTTTCTTAGGTATAACGCCATAAGCGGCCACTATAACATATTTCTGCTGTTCAGTTTGACTACAGAATTCAGCCTCTTCGATAGCTGACTGAACATCCGTGAAATAAATTATGTCATCCATGAGAGTCTTTTCCGCAACGTAAACAGACCTTTATTTCTGTTTCAAAACTAACTATATCTATATAGTCATGGCCTTTAAAAAGACAGATAAGACGTTCCCATAAGCGTTTCATATTGCTCCCTCGGTTGTGATGTTATTCGCAGGTCTGAGTCTTCCTGTCTGGATGTCGTATTGTATTTCACCGCACGGCCCAGTCAGACCACTGAATCTGTTTTTCAAGACAGATAGCTTAGTCGTATTACGTTCCTCTTCACTATCAGCTAGATTGTTGCGTTCTAATGCTAAAACACAATCGGCAACGTGAGCAATCCCGCCACTGCCTCGCAGGTGACTGATACTAACCTTCGCACCTTCCTCGTGACCTTTCTGCTGTGGCCTCTTGAGGTGTGATATACAGAACAAACCAACACCCGTTTCCTCTACAGCAGTCCTGAGCTTAGTCATCAGCTCGTCTAAAGCCTGTCGCTCGTCAGCGTTGCCTTGTGCTGATACAACCATAGTTACATGGTCGAGAAAGATATAATCGCACTCCATACCCTTTGCCATATATTTCACACGGTCAACAATAACATTGATGTCGCTGGAACCAAAATGCTTAAATATATAAAACCGGCCTGTTCCCATTGTTGCGTCAAAAGCCTCTTTGCGTTCCTCTTCAGTTGTTACTGTCGTGGGCAAGTGTAGCGGCTTGTTCAAATGTAACGACATCATTGACTCAGCAGTTGTCCGTGTTGCTTCCTCTAGCATCAACAGCCCGATATTAGCG